CTGCGTTACTTTTTCGTGAGCACCAACTAAGTGGTTGTTGATCCTGGAACTACCATAGCCGATCAACCACCCCATCTCATTGTATTCTTTGTACGAAGCGTAACGCCCCATTCCTAAATAGGTCCGGGGCGTCGTGTAGTGCTTGATCAGATCAATGCCAGTCTGGGTGAGGAAAGGATAGTCGCTCCAGTCCTCAACCTCAGGCTTCTGTTTTTTACGGGACAACCACGCTGCCGGTGTACTTCACCTCACTATAACCATCCAGCTCCAGTAGAACAACGTAATCTTTAGCGGCGTTGGTCACGGTCACAGCGACAGCGCCTTTGCCTTTGCCGTTCTTGACAATGTTGCTGAACTTGGTGTAGCCAGTTGGTGCGTTGCCTGCGGTGTACGCATCCTCCTGGAAGATCTCCATGGTGTTGATACCGGTGGAGCTATCGATTTTGACAATGATGTCGCCGGTGCCGGAGGGGTTGATGCGGAACCCACGGATGTTGATGCCGCCTGTAGTGGCAGCCGATGTGGTTCCCAGGTAGGTGATTTCAGTGCCAGCATCCTTGCTGAAGGTATCCAAAGTGCCTTTGATGGTGCGGGTCGCCATGGGAGTTACGAGATCTGTCCGAGGGTTGCGTAGTTGAAGTTGATATCGGCGTCGATGCCGTGGTCTTTCAGGATGCCAAGGAACATTTGGCGATCCATTGCTTTTTGGTGGAGCATCTCAATGAATGCTTCTTCCAATTCATCACGGTCCAGGTTTTGGATGGCCAGTGCTGCCGCGTGGATTGAAAACTCCACATCCATTGGAAGATCTAAAGCATCCATGGTTGATCTAATCCGTGCTCTTATCCTAACAGCGCTGAATTAAAAGGCAATCACAGGGCGTATGGAGGTTGCACCAGTGGTTTGGATCGCTGGTCCACTGTGAAGTGTGGGATGTCCGGAGCGCCTTCAAAAACGTCCGGCCTCATCTCGGGCAGCCGCTCGTTGACGTAAGTCTGTAAGTGCTCGCTGGGCGTGAGGTGCGACATGGTGATCAAAACTGCGGTTTAGGAGGACTGATCCGAGGCTGTAAACACCGCCGAAAACCAAACCAAAAGTTAAAAGGATCAGCTCCACTTGCAGCATTATTCCTGAACTTTTATATTGTAAGGACAGTGCAACCTAAAAATGTACGATAACGACCTGGCAGCCGAATTAATGAAAGCAGCTGTCGGTGGGGTCAGCAAAGCGCAGATCATACGAACATTTAAAGCTTCTTATGGCTGCACAGGAGACGATGTAGAGCGCATCATCAACCTGTGCAATCTTAAAACAGAACCTAAATATATCAATTACAGAAACTTCTATAACCTGCCTGTGACTAACAAAGCAGAAAGAATCTATTATCCCTATACACAGGTCTACAAACAAGATAATTTTTTAACCAAAAATGAATGTCTTAACCTCATTGAAATCATCAATTCAAACCTGCGGCCATCAACTGTTTCGGACCCCAAGGATGAGTGTACTGTATCCGATTACAGGACCAGTAAAACATCCGATCTTCATTACTTTGACAACGATTTTTTTCTGCACATAGATAGAAAAATTTCTAACTACATGGGGCTGAGTCCATTTCTGGGAGAAACAATGCAAGCCCAGAAGTATGAACCAGGGCAGTACTACAAAGAGCACTGGGATTTCTTCATGCCTACAACCAAGGAATATAAGGTGTACTGCGGCTGGATGGGTCAGCGCACTTGGACCTCAATGGTGTATCTAAATGATGTGGAGGAAGGTGGCGAAACTTACTTTAAACATTTAAAGTTAAAAGTAAAACCAAAACAAGGAACCCTGGTTACCTGGAATAACTTATACAAAAACGGACTTCCAAATTTGAAAACAATGCACGAAGCCTGTCCACCAACCAGTGGACCTAAATATGTTATTACCAAGTGGTGGCGTAGCTGGAGCCTTATTTAGTTGGCAGCCATTTGGAAGGTGACCTGTGCGTTATTTCCACCCGTCCTTTGCAGGAAATTGGCTCTAATTTTTTTCATTGGAAATCCACTTACGTTATAAGTATATGTACCATCTTCTGTGATTGTATTGGAAATCATGGCAGCATAATTGGTCCCATCCAAGGTACCTTCTAAGCGGACTACAACACTGGTATCAATGTCAGTAACAGTTGCCGTCAAAGTGTAATTTCTAGTCGAAAGATAGTTAATCGTATAAACTTCATACGACTCTGTGACGCCAGGAATTGTAAGCTTCGGCGGAAAGAAAAATACTGTTTGTTGGTAACTTTCGTAAAAACTCATTGCGGTTCTACCGGCAAGTTAAATTGAGTCGCTACGTCCTGAAAGCGGTCCGGCGGGAGCAGTTCCTTTACCAGGGCTTGAAATGCTCCTTGCCAATCAGGAGCAGGGCGATTGGATTCATCATAAGCTGCAACTTCTTCAGCGGTACGTTCAATAATTTGCCAGGTTTGTCGCCAGGTGCCGTCAACCAATTCGGGATAGGTCTGCTCCAAGCCCTGTGTTCGTTGGTCGTAAGCAGGGATTTCAGATGGCAGCACAGGGTAGCAGTTGAAGGGTGCCAAGTCCTCCTCACTGGGGTAGTTGGAGAAGCTGACGTTGGGGTTGTCGCGGCGTAGCTGACCCAAGTCGTAGGGCCATGTGGTGCTGTCTGCGGTAACAAGGATGTGGGTGGTCATGATTCGGCAAGTTGATCCGCGATCACATCACGGATGATAATGGCCTTGCGTTGCTCGATGATGTTTTGTTGCAAGCTTTCTTCTAGTTGCTGGGCAAACTCCTGCATGGCTTGATCAAGGGCGCTGTCGCCCGTGTGCTCAATTGCAATCTTGGCAATTGCAAGGCGATAGTTGTCGATGTTAATTTGATAGCTAAGAACTTCCTCGTCGCGGGCGGAAAGGTTGGTAGCGAGGATTTCTGAGGTGTTCATGGGTTAGGAGAATGGATAGACCGAGATAAAAGGAGTGGTGTCATGTGCAACAGCAATATAATTACCACCTTGGCTAAACGCTACTCCGTTTCCGTTGCCTGCAGGTAGTGTCGCTGGATTAGCAACTTTAATGCCAAATGTTCCGGTCCATAAAAAGACGGATACAAAGGGAGAAGCATCATGGGCTAGTGCAATATAGCCACTATCTGGACTAAAAGCTACTGCGTTTCCGATACCTGTAGGTAGCGTCGCTGGATTAGTAATTTTATCACCAAATGTTCCGGTCCAAGGATATATGGAAATAAAGGGGCTTGCTGTATGTGCAACAGCAATATAATCACCACCTGGGCTAAAAGTTACCCCGTTTCCGCTACCTGTAGGTAATGTTGCAGGGTTGGTAACTCTAGTACCAAATGAACCGGTCCAGGGATATACGGAAATATAAGGTGACGAGCCGTGTGCAACAGCAATGTAATTCCCATTGGGACTAAAAGTGACTCCGTTTCCGTTAATACTTGGCAATGCTGAGGGATTAGCAACTCTAGTGCCAAATGAACCGGTCCAGGGATATACGGAAATATAAGGTGACGAGCTGTGGGCTACAGCAATGTAATTCCCATTGGGACTAAAAGTGACTTCGTTTCCGTTAGTACTTGGCAATGATGCGGGAGTAGCAACTCTAGCGCCAAATGAGCCGGTCCAAGGATATACGGATATATAAGGTGAGCCAGAGTGAGACACTGCAATATAATTATTACTGGGGCCAAAAGCTACACCCAGTCCGTTGCTTAAAGGAATTGATCCTGGATTGGCAATTTTGGCGCCAAATGAACCGGTCCAAGGATACACTGAAATTGCCGGTGAATTATTATGTGCTACTCCAATATAATTATTATCGGAGCTAAAAGTTACTCCATTTCCGGTACTTGTAGGTAGCGTCGCTGGATTAGTAATTTTGGCGCCAAAGCCCGAACTGCCAGCCCCGGCAACGCTCATCAAAGCCCGCCGTTGTCCGCTAGCCATTACGGTCTACCCCTCAATGCAGCCACTTCAATCGTTACTGTTGCAGAACCAGTACCCACAACTGTAATGGCAACCGTCTCAACGTCACTTGCAGTAGGTGTAATTGCTGTGCCGCCATCCCATTTGACAGTAGCACCGGCGGATACATTGCCTGTAAACCACGAAATTGTACCACTGGTATACAAAAATGACAGGACACCACGCCATACATAGCCACTGGGGATGTTTGCCAAATTGCTGAGGTTAATTGTGGTTGCGCCGGCGATGGCGGCACCTGTCACAAATTCATTGGCCGCCTGCACATTGAGGGTATAAACGCCTGAAGAGGCAGTCAGAGAACTGCGAATATCAATTGTCCCGCCAGCATTTTTCAAATCCCAGTTGGGGTCTGCAGCAATACCCAGACCAATGGCGGCAAATTGCGGCGTTCCTGTAGTTCCTAGCCGTGCGCTGTCAAGTGTACCGCTACTGATGTTTGATGCGTTGGTGGTATCGGTGGTGGCCGATGTTGCC